CTCTGCGAATACTTCATCGGTTGACCTTAAATTGCCCTCTGTATCGGTCACAGAGATGCCTAATTTCTCAAACCGAGCATACGCATCGCCCGTTCCTTTCGTTGCGGTCTGCATATTTTTGGTCAGTTTGGTCATTGACCCTGTGATGGTTTCGAGTGAGGTGTCCGTCAATTCGGACATATACTGAAATTCTTGGATTTTGTCTGTGGTCAGTCCGTACTGAGTAGACAGTTGCATCACGTTGTCTGCGTATGCCCGAGTCTCTTTGCCCATTTCAAACATTTGCTTTCCAAGATTTACAATGCCTGTTGCGAGTCCCTTGATTGCATCCCGTGTGAGGTTTGCTTTCAGCAGTTCACCGAATGTCTTGGTCTCTTCTCCCCGTTCTTTCGTTTCCTTCTCGACTTGGTCAGTTTCCTTGCCCATTGAGTCGAGTTCTGCGGTGACTTCACGGACTTGTTTTTTGTACTTTTCAAGAGTGCCCTGTGTGACATTGATTTCCTGTTGCAGTTTCTTCTGCTCTTCGGTCAGTTCCCCGTTTTCGCCTTTTGGAAGTGTCTCATAGACTTTCCTGAGGTCACTCAATTTGTTCGTGGTTAAAGAGACCGCCTCTGCCAATGCCTTCTGTTTTTCATTTAACAGGTTTACATCCTGAGGATTGAATTTTAATAATTTGTTGATGTCTCCGAGGTATTTCTCAGTGTCTTTCAGTGACCCTGACACCTTTTTAAAGTCTTGAATCAGGGGATTGGTGTCCGCACTGATTTCGATTGTGATACCTCTTATTTTGGTGTTTGCCATATTATCCCCCCTTAAAACGAATTGAAGTCATCTTGTGTTGCGAGTTGTTTATATTCACACTGGTCATTTGCTCTTTCCGTCAGCATATCCAAGACCATCCCATAAGTGATGCACTCCATATCATCATCAGACAGTCCCAATTCTGAGCACCTGAGCAAATACAGACCTGTGTTGAATTCTCTGTCTGTTGGTCTAGTCTTTTTTCGAGGGTGTGGACAATGTTTCCTGTGAGTCACCCCATAACCCTAAAATCAAAGGCATTGCGAAATATAAGTCAGTGACTCCGAAATTGTCCATCCATTCATCCTGAGTGCCGATTTCGTTGTCGTACTGTTTCGCCATTATATATGCGAGGTTTTCAACGACTTCGAGGTTTGCACCTTCTTTGAATGCTCCTGTCTTGGTGTCTAAATGCAAGAACAATTTCTGCATTTCACTGATCAGGTCTTTATTGAATGCGTTTCTGTATCTCTTCGGTGTGTTTGCGGTTGCCTTCATACCGATTTCCTTGTTTCCGATTTTGATTATTCTTTCCATTTAATCTCCTTAAAAAGAAAAAGGGTGATTGCTCACCCTCATTCTTGATGTTTTAAACTGATGGTACGTAAACCGCAGTGAACCATCCTGTGTACTGTGCGGATGCGGTGTCGTCTAATTTGGTTGATGCCTTAACGACTCCGTCACTCAGTCGAGCACTTGCCTTGATACTTAATGTCTCAGTGACAGGTGTGATGGTTGTGTCTGTGGTCTGTGATGCCACCCGAGGTCTTGATGCCTTGCAGTTATACAGAACGTGTCTGCGTGCCTTTTCATCACCCTCGAATTGGAATAACAGTGCGAATGCCTTAGGCACTGCATTGTTGACTTCATATAAGACTTCGTTCTGATCTAACGCATATCCCATAACATCAGTCAGGAATGAATCAGGAATCAATGCACACTCGAAGTCGCCTTCATATCCGTTGTTTGAATATGTGACGAAGTAATCGAGGTTGTCAGCACGGAATGTTGTCTGTTCGCCTGACTGATTCAGTGACAGGTTGACTGCACCCTTGATTGGAACAGGAGTCCCGTATGTCTCAGTGACAACACCTGTCTGTGGATTGATGGTCTCAGTTAAGACTGCATAATAGACATTAGACAGACCGAATTTGACCTTATTCGCCATTTATAAGAACCTCACTTTCATATAAAATTTGGTACATATTTTCTGAATTGATGAACGATTCCGTTCTATCAAATACTATTTTGTTTGCCTTGAGGATTGCCTCGATTCTTTCTTCGAGTGTCAGGTCTTTGACTTCTGTGTAGAGTTCAATGTTGAGTGCCTCAATTTTGACATAATTCTCATTGTCTGCGATCATATCGTCTCGGTCAGGGTAATAATAGACACAATATGGGAGAGGCGGTGCTTGGTCATTCGGGAAAGAGAAATAAGCAAATGGAATCCCGAAATCTTCAATCATATTTGCCACATCTTGATATGTCATTTTAATTGCTCCTCTATCTTCTTCATCAGTAATTTCTCAGCAAGATTTCTCCGTGAGAGAATATGTGAGAATGCCTTGACATCGCCCACTTTACGACCCCCTCGCCTTAATTCGTGACCGAATTCCAAGAGGTGAGTTAATTGAGGTTTTGTCTCGTTGTAGACTGTAACGTGAACGAGTCCATAAGACGATGTGACTTTATCATATCGCCATCCCCTCGCATATTCGCCCGTCATTTTAGGTGTATCGGATGAGGTCTGCAATGCCTGAACGACTGTTTCACCGACTTCCCAAGAGGAGAGTGCGACTTCCCTCTCGATTTCGCCTTCGTAGTCTTTCAGGATTTTGCCGATTTCAAGACCGATGTCTATGCCCTTAATTTTGCGTTTTGCCATTATTGAAGTTCAGGTGTAGGCGGTATGATTTGACCAATAGGAACACCCTTCTTGAGTTCGGTGTAAAGGTCTATCGTCTCGTTTCTGTCAACGTAAGTCCTGTATATCGCATATACTTCCCCGTTGTACTCAACCCGTTCCTGTCCGTTGTAATCATAACGGAAAACAGTGAAACGATATTGAGGGTTCAAACCTTTACGTGAACCCTCATACCATTCCGTTTGATTGACTGAGACGACTTGACAGAACACTTTGTTCTTGATGATGTTCTTATGCCAAATGCCGAGACTGTCTTGCTCTTGATTGTACTCTACAAGATAAATGATGTCCGACCTATCCATTTTCTAACTCCAAGTCGTGAAACCTGTCGCCATTGATAATTGTGCCTTTTGCTCATCATAAGAACGTTTCAGTTTGTCATAATTATCAGGATTTCCGAACCTCATTTTGACATAGGTTATCACCGCAATGTCAATCAGTTCATCATCCACAATATTGACTCCCCGAATTTCTAAATCACGAGTACAGGCATTCATCAATGAAGTGATTTCACCATCGAAATCGTTGGTTGTAATCCTCAATGCAGTTTTGACATCATTTAATGCTATCATAGTGTCTCTTATGCAGATGCTAATGTTGCGACTGCGAACATATTGGTGTTCACGATGTCCATTGCAACATACAGACGACCGATTACTCTGATCAGGTCACTTGTTGCAAGTGTCAGGTCATCGAATTTCAGTTTGACATCTTCGCCTTCAGGTAAGTTGACGAGGAAACCATTCTCGAAGTCACCGATGATTGCCTTGTCATCAGCAACACTGTCAGTGATGATTGCTCTCATACCGAAGAACGGGTCAAATGAATAATTTGCACCGACCTGTGCACTCATAACAGTTGACCAAGTCTTTCTGTTCAGTGCAACGACTAAGTTGTTTGACTTGGTTTCGCCCATTGCCTTTAAGATAGTGTTGACTGCACTTGTGTCAAATGCGATTGCCTTTGCGAATGGTGATGATGCACCTGTGATCTTGGTGATGATGCCATCCTCGACTGCCTTGATGATTCTATAAGTGATTTCATCGTAGATGTATCTCAGGAATTCTTCACTCATTGCATATAATTCGTCTGAAATGGAAATCCATTTCTTATACATTACAGGTACTAAGTTCACAGTCTGAATTGTTAATTCTTCCTCATCAATCGGGTCGTCTCCCTCATTGTGTACTTCTGCACCTGTCCGTGCGGTTTCAACACCGACTTTCAGGTTGCCCTTGATATATGACTTGCGGACTAAACCGAACAGTTCGGAACGTTCCCAATTTGTCTTGACGATGTCGTAAACGAATCCAGGAACAGGAATTGTGCCAACCTCAGGTGCATTTTCAGTTAATAATGCTCTGCATTCTCTGTCGTCACCTGTCTTGACATAGTCTGCGAATGCGTTGATGTATTCTTTTGAATTTCTTAATTCTTCAAGTGACATTGTCTTTCTTACCTCTTCTTTCTCAAATGTCTCAAGTGTGTTTTTAACATCGAGGACTTCCTCGACCTGTTTCTTTCTTTCTTCAATTTCCTTTTCTTCGAGTGCTCTCTGCTCCTCTAATTCAGTGACTTTCTTTTCGATTGCATCGAGGTCACTGTTTTCGGTGCGGAGTTCTTCGAGTAATTCGTTAGGTTTCATAATTACCCCCTAATTTAATGTTTTGTTGTAAATGTAAGCGTTGCTGATGTTAGGGTAGAACTGCCATACGTCATTACATACACAGGAATATAATTGCTAGTATCCCACGTATATTTAACATAGCACATTGAACTTGGAGTAATCGTATATTCTGGTACTTGTGCAGAAACATTTAACAAAATTAAACATTTTATACCAGTGATATTGTCGTTTGTCCGAGTTGGTACCTTTATTGTCTTACTAGCACTTGGGGAAATTGTAGTATTCTCTTTAAATGTCCCATCTTCACCGACATATCCAAATACTACTGCTCCACTATCTAAATTGTTTACGAGTGTTAGTTCCCCATCAAAATTAACAGTCCGACTAACATCAACGTCTGCTGTCCGATACTGTGCTACATCTATATCAGTCCCGTTTTCTGTTATGGTTATTTTGCCTTGAGGTGTAATTCCACCACCGCCTGATGAATCACCTTCATCACTTGTCTTTGTGACTGCGACAAAGTGTCTTGATGCGATGACACCCATTGCACAATAGACTCTGCCAACATAACGGACTAAGTCCTGAGTTGCTAATGTGATGTCGTCTCTCTTGATTCTGATTTCGTCTCCCTCAGGATAGTTCATCAGGAATCCGTTTTCGAAGTCTCCGACAATGAGGTATGGTTCATTAACATCTGCATCAGCGAATGGTGATAAAACATCACTGAAAATGACTGTTAATTTCTCAAATACATCAATCGGATAATTCGCCTCATACTGTGCTTTCTTGAATTCCCCCCAAGTGCCTCTGTTCATAATTGCGACAGGGTTCTTTGCCTCTGCACATAATCTTGACAGTGACATTGCGATTGTCTCAGGTTTCGGGTTTGTTCCATAATTGACGACTTCAGGAACCTCTACACCAACAGGCTGATTTACGATTGCACTGATTATTTCAGTTTCGAGTTTCAGTGCGATCTGATGTGTTAATTCATCGTACACATACATCAGGAAATCACGGGATGCCAATGCCTCTAATTCGTCACTTAACATCACGTATTTCTTGACCATTTGAGGGATGAGTTCAACGACTCCGATTGCGAGTAGTTCTTCAGGAATCTCTCCATCTCCTTCATAATGAATGTCTGCACCTGTTGCAAATACTTCAAATCCGACTTTTAAATTGCCTTTGACATACAATTTGCGGACATATTTGAGGAGTTCACTATCTTCCCAAGCAGTCTTGACTGTGTCATACACAAATTCAGGAACAGGAATCTGTCCACCCTCTAATGCGTTTTCGGTTAAAACACCACCTGATGATGTAGGCACTGGTGGAAAAGGTCCAGGTCCAGGTCCAGGTGAGTCAACACGAAATTCCTTTTCGTGACTTTTCAAGAATGCTCGAATTTCTTTGTCTTTGCCTGTCTTGATATATTTTGCATACATATCAATATAAGCCTGACTATTACGTAATTCTTCCATTACTTTTCTCCTTCTATTAGTCTCAGGATTCTCTGTTCGAGGTCGTGCATCCTTCTCTCTCTTTCTTCCTGTTTTTCTCGGTTCAGTCTCTCCGCCTCAACATCTGCGATCACTCCGTCTGCAAATGCTCTCCGAGAAATAGCAGTGAAGTCATTCCGAGGCAAGGACACTGCACTGACATCAAATACTTTCTTGATGTCGGTGATGGTTCTTAACCATACTTCCCCGTCAGGAGTTTCCTGTACTTTTTCTAATTTGTCTTTGTCAACGATGAACCCGAATGACATCTTGGATGTATAGCCACCCTTGATTTCTTCGTATAACTGTCTGCCGATTTCTGTACCGCCTAAATAGGCATCAACGAACAGCCCTCTTTCGTTGCTCTTGTCTAATTTGAGGGTGTTGTTGCTGATACGTGCGAACACTCTTCCCTCGTGGTTGTACTGCATAATGACATCACTCAGGTCAGCATTGTCGAATGCGTTTCTGTCGACCTGTTCTCTGACTTCGATTATGTAGTCCTTATCGTTTCTATATTTATACAGAGGATATTCCTCGTTGTAGGTTGTTGCGAATCCCTCGACTCTGTATTCGTCATCGTTTTCGACAACATCCAACCTCAAGTCACGATATTCTCTGCCATTTTCAATTTTCTTGAGTTCCATTGTTTTCACCCACCTTTTCATTCACTGTGTAGTATTCACCTCTTATGACTGCGACATCCCCGTTCGGGATAGGGTCATAATTGAACAGTTCCCTTATTTCGTTGATTGTCAGGATGCCTCTGTCACTGAGTTGTTGTGCCATATTGACTTTCTCACTGACTGTCATATATTGCAGTCGGTTCGATGCAACATAAACGTGATTGTCATAAGATCTCTCTAAGTCCGTGTAGATCATTTTTGACAGGCACTCGGACAGGGCAATTGCAAATGGTTCAATCTGAGCATTAAAATAGGCATCCAATTTGTCATTCGATGCCTTGCCCTGAATGATGTCCTCATTCGTTCCGAAGTAATCAAAGACATTGTCTTTCACCTTTTCGACCATTTCGGAGTCGAGGGTGTATGGTTTCACATCCACCTGTTTGATGTCCTTGTATTGATACGGGAATAACAACATTTCTGTTGAGTCACCCTTGAGGTTGTACTCAGTGAACCTCTGTCTTTCCAACGCCAAGTCCTCAGGACTGATAAAGTTGTTTGCCTGTGCAATGAATCGGATTGTCGTGGAATTGGTCACCGCCTCTTTCACTGCCTGTTCTTCAACGGAGATCAGGTCAAGTGTCGGTCTTAACACTCTGTTGTTAGAACCGAAGAAGTCATTCTCATACTGATGTTTGACCATATAGGCACACTTGGAGAATTCAATTGCTCCCCTCTGCCCGTTTGCAAAGGTGTAACGAATCCACAGTGTCTTTTTCTTGTCCTCGACTAATTCCACTCTTTCAGGAAGAATCGGGAACAGTCCGACAATTTCCAATTTGTTGTTATATACAGGAACGATGAACAGGTTATTGGTGCAATCGAGGATGGTTGAACAACGTGCGAGGAATTGACTCCAAGTCATCCACTCATTCGGATAGAATTTGAGTCGGTTCTTGACTTTCTGTTGTGCCTCGCCTCTGAATTCGACTTTCAGTTTTGAGATATGTCTTGCCTTGCTCTCAATTGCACTTCTGATCAGTGCGTTCTCATATATTCTCCCGTAATAATCACGGAATACAGGTTTGTACCCTGTCAGCATTCGGAATTCACTGACGGGGAGTTTTTCCTGTTTTGGTCTATCTTCCTCAGGAAATAACCAATCAAAGAGTCCCATTTTATCCTCTCCTCTCGTTCTTCAAACGTGCACCGAATTCTCCCCACCATTTCTGACGGACAGTCATCGCACACAATAAGGATGCGACTCCGTCAATGTGTGATGATGATGTTAGTTTGACAATTCTGCACCTTTCTTTTTCTGCACTGTATTTGAGGGCAGTGTCTAGCAAATGGACTTTCATCAGGTCGTTGTCCATAATGTGCACCTTGCCCCCTTTGATCAGACCACTCAATTCTGTGATGACAGGTGATAAATTGAACCCCTGAACCACATCATCAACGTGGAAACCATACTCTTTCAATTGGTTCGTGAGGTACGTTGCGTTGTATCGGTCATAACCTATCATCTGAGGGTACAAACGATATTTTTCGACCAATTCCTTGCACCAATTAAAACAGTCGTTATAATCGATTATTTGGTCTCCTGACGGGTACAGGAAACCTTTTTGAACATATATTTTGTACGGGAGATTGTCCCTGATGGATGCCTCTTCAATGCTTTCGGAAGGCAACCACATTCTTGCGAACACGTACAATTCCCCGTCTCTTTCAATGACACAGACCGCAGAGGTCAAGTCCTGTGTTCTTGACAGGTCTATGCCGATAACACAATAAGAACCTCGGAATTCTTCGAGGTCTTTGTGCTCACCGCAACATTTCAGAATATCCTGTGTAGGCAACCAAGCCTGTGAAGAGTTCTGTTTGATGTTGCAGTATTTTGTGAGGAATTCCATCTTCTTTGAGAGTGAACCCTCAGCAATTGCGATTTCATCGAGCAAGTAGTCGACTGACACACTAATTCCGAGGTTTGGATTTGACTTCTGCAATTCGTTGATGTCGTTCCATTTCTCGATGTCATCAATCATATACAGGAAAGGTGCAAGTCTGCTCTCTCTTGAGTCCCCGTTGATGACCCGTGTTGACCTTCTGATCAGTTCATCAAAAATACTTTCATCCACATAACCCGAAGTGCTTATGTTCACAATGAGAGGTTGTTTTCGAGAACCGAGTGCCGACTTTAACACTTCATACTGTTTGAGTCCACCATCCCCAACCCAAGATGAGAGTTCATCACAAATGACACAGGATGGATTTAATCCATCACTTTTGCGGTAGTTGAACCGAATTGGTTTAATCGTGGTATTGGTGGACTCGATGTAGATGTCAGTCCTTCTTTTACGGGACAGTCTTTCAAGGTCAGGTTCTTTCTTGATCATCTCGAACAGTGCGTTGTAGCAGAGGTTCGCCTGTTCCAATTTCGGAGCAACGAAGTAAATCCTCGCACCATACTCACCATCAAGGAATGCCATATAAGACCGAATTGCAGACCGCAACAAGGTCTTTCCGTTCTTTCTGCCAATGACAACGACAACCTCTCTGAATTGCCTGTTGCCCTTGTTGTCTAGTATGCCGAATATGACAGACACCAATGCTTTCTGCCACAATTCCAATTTCAGCAATTGAGGAGCAAGTGACCCCTCGTGGTGATGACAGAATGTCTCGATGTACGTGACCGCCTTATTCCGTTTCTTCTTGTCGAAATAAAAGGACTTGTTTTCAAGTCCCTTCATAATTTGCTCATACCACATCCTGACCCACTGTCCAACGATGACAGTCCCGTCTTTTATTGCCTGATAGTATTCCAACAAATAGTTATTCATTCATCAGACTCTCTAATCGTGATACTGTGTCGGTTTTCTCGTGCCCTAGTTTCAAAATGATGTCTAGCATCGTATTCAGGAGTCGATTTGCTGAGTCGTTGATTTTAGGCAGTTCCTTGATCAGAGGATTTGAATATACGTTCAATCTGCCCTTGATATATTCCTTTGTAGTCATCAAAGAGTCCTCTTCTGCGAGTGCATCACGAATTCCCTTGATGACTTCACTCTGTATTGCGTACTGTTCAGCACTTGCGATGAATAAAGCATTGTCATCGACACCATATCTCTCTGCAAGTGCCATCAATTCATCATAGGTATTGCGTACCTTCGGCAATTCGTTTCACTTCCTTTCATCCAAAAACGAAAACGTTCTATTTAGGCGGTTTTTCCTGAC